TATTGACGTAAAAAATTACCCTGTTTTTCTGAAAAACGCGTTCGCGCATGGGGGTATATAGAAAGGACTGATTTTAAAATGGCAGGCAGACACCCAAAAGACCCGAGTTTAGCGATTGGAAAAGGAATTAAAAAAGAAGACGCTGAACTTCGACATAAAGTAAAAGAAATGTTTGGCGCAGAAGTGTACGAGGATATAAAAGCACCGTCTCGACTGAATTCAAACCAAAAGAAAATCTTCAATATGATTAAACAGCATATCGAGAACGCAGGCGTTTACGGTTCTATTGACGCTCAAATGCTTGAAACGACTTCGATTGCTATTGACCGACTACAGAACATCGAGAAAATGATTAATCAGGATTTCGACTGTATCTATAACCGAGAGTTAATGCAAGCCAAGTCTAAGTATACAGCAGACTTCCTAAAAGGAGTAGAGTTTTTTGGGATGGCTCCAACGGCTCGGGCGAAGTTTGGCTCATTGGTAGCAAATAAGAAAGCAGAAGACGTAGACCCTTTACTAAAGGTTCTAAAAAAGAAAAGTAGTGGATGATAAATGCTATTTGATAAAGCTGTAAAGTACGCGAATGACGTACTCGATGGAAAAGAAATTGCGAACAAATACGTTAAAAAACAATGTACTTGGTTTTTAAGGGATTTAGAGCGACAGCATGACGATGATTACGCTTTCTATTGCGATTTAGACGAAATTAAAAGGGTAGAGGGCATACTAGAACTACTTAACTTCGCTACAGGAATAGGTGTAAAAGGCAAAACGGTATTAGAGGGCTTGGTAGGATTCCAAGCCTTTTTCTTCGTGAACGTGTTCGGCTTTCGATTTAAGGCGAATCCCGAGCGATTCAAGAACCGAGACATAACGCTTTTTATATGCAGGAAGAACGGGAAGACTTGGCTCGTAGCTGTGCTATTTATAATCCTGCTTTTAACTGAGGACCCTTACAGCGAATTCTATTCGATTTGTAAAGACCGAGAACTAGCAGGGCTAGTAAAGACGATGATAGCGCAGGTTCTAAGCGGTTCGCCTGCAATCGCTAAATACTTTGTTGTTCCGAAAACGCTCAACGGGAAAATCGTCTGTAAACTTACAAATTCATTTTACCAACCAAGGACAGCGGACCCGACAGCCAACAACGGACTTCGCCCGAGTGCTTTTATTGCGGACGAAATCGGAGCGTTCAAGGATTCAGAGAATATAAACGCCATGCAATCAGGGCAATTATCTATAAAAAATCCTCTCAGGTTCAAAATCACGACAGCCTACCCAGAATCGCAAAGTATCATGTTAGAGGAACTCGCCTATATCAAGAAGGTATTTGACAATCACATAGAAGACGACCGTTTATTTGCCCTGCTTTATTACGCAGAGGAAGAACACGCTTGGGACGATGTTGGATTACATCAGGCGAATCCGTTGAAAATCGAAGAAAATTTCTCAGAAATCAGGGATAACCGTAAGAACGCCATCGAGAAACCGAATCAAAGGGCTGAATATCTCTGTAAGCATATGAACATATTCATGGCAAGCAACTCAGGCGAGGAATTCGTAAACATCGACCAACTCCGAGAGTGCAAGCTTACAAAGCCTTTCGATTGGACAGGGCGCATGGTATGGCTTGGGCTTGATTTGTCAATGACCACAGATAATACAGCCGTAGCGATGGTAACAGAGGAAGACCTCAAAATATATGCGGACACTTTCGCCTTTGTTCCTACAGACCGAATCGAGGAAAAGAACCGAGTAGAGAAAATCAACTATCACGATTACATCAAACAGGGGAAATGCTTCTCTTGTGGTGATATGGTTATCGACTATGGATTTGTCGAGGATTTCATTCTTGCAATCGAGGAAAAGTACAAGGTTACGGTTATGGGCGTGGGCTACGACAGATATAACGCGTTGAGTTCGGCTATGCGCCTCGAACGCGAGGGAGGGCTAAAAACGATAGAGGTGAAGCAACATTCTAGTGTTTTACACCCTGCCACAAAATTGACACGCGAAAAAATCCTTAGCAAAGAATTCTTTTATGTGCCTAACGATTTATTTGAAATCAACGTACAAAACGCCCGAGTTATTGAAAACAACAATAAAGACATTTATATAAACAAGAAAAAAAGTACGGGCAAAGTAGATATGTTAGCAAGTCTAGTGAACGGGATTTACTTGCTACAGCAAGACGTAATCTTTAATCCTGACCACGATTGGGCGGTGCAAGTTCTCTGATGGAAAAATTCAAAGTAATCGTAGACGATAAAGGAAAAATTGAAATCTGGATGGATGGTTGCGTCCTTAGTGGGGTCCGAGGAATCGAGTTCTATTGGGAAGTGGGCGAACCACCCTATCATAAAGTCGAATTCATTTCCCAAGTTGCCAAATTAGAGAGACGTTACAGTTCTGATTAAGGGTAAAATTCGCCTCTAAAGAGCAAATTGAGTATAGCCGAAAATGAAAGTGGTGAAATGTGAATGGCATGGTTCTTCAAGAAAAGAGAAGAACGGGCAAGTCTCGAAGAAATCCTTATTACAAGTGGTGTTTTGACGAGTTCCGTTTCTAAAGCACAAGCATTAAACATACCTGCTCTGAGCGCTTGCGTAGAACTCATTTCTATGACGGTTGCAAGTTTACCAATCAAATTATACTCAGAATCAGACGAAACAACTACAGCCGAGCAGAACGACCCACGAATAGACCTTTTAAATTCAGATACACAGGATTTATTAAACGGTTTTGAAATGAAAAAGGCGATGGTAGAGGACTTTTTGCTACATGGCGGTGGGTATACCTATATCAATCGCAGAGGAAACAACACGAAAAGCCTCAACTATGTAGACAACGCCTATATCGGTGTGAATAAAAATACTGACCCTATTTTTAAAAATGCGGAAATCATGGTAAACGGCTTTCCTTATCGCGAGTGGGAATTCCTTAAATTACTTAGAAAAACCAAGGATGGCGTAACAGGGAAGGGTGTTTTAAAAGAAAACAACACCATGCTGTCAGTAGCCTATAACCAAATGGTTTACGAGGAAGTTCTAGTCAAGACAGGTGGAAATAAAAAGGGGTTTTTAAAGAGTTCGGGACGCTTATCGAAGGAAGCGATGGACGAACTAAGGGCGAGTTGGAAAAAGCTATACGGCAACAACGACGAAAACATTTTAGTGCTAAACAACGGCTTAGACTTCCAAGAAGCCTCGCAGACAAGCGTGGAAATGCAACTTAACGAACACAAACGATCAAATTCGGACGAAATATGCAAGATATTTTTGGTTCCTCCGAGGATTCTAACAGGCGAAGCAGGCGAAGAAGAATATAACAACTGGATAAAAACCTGTATTATGCCTATTTTAACGGCTTTTGAATCGGCTTTAAACAAGGATTTGCTACTGCCAAGCGAGCAAGATAAGCGATATTTCGCCTTTGATACGACTGAATTAACAAAAGGCTCAATAGAAGAACGTTTTTCTGCTTATAACACAGCAATTTCAAGTGGTTTTATGCAAATTGACGAAGTTCGCTACAAGGAGAACTTACCGCCATTGAAACTTAACTGGATTAAAATGGGCTTGCAAGATGTCTTGTATTTCCCTGATTCCGAAGAAATTTATACGCCTAACACCAATAAATTAGCCAAAATGGGCGAAAATCCAACAGTAGAGCCGAACGGAGGCGAAAATATTGAATCTAGTCAAGGAATATCTGATAACTCTGGACTTGGTAAGGAACCTAACAACAAATCCGACGATTCAGGTGAAGGAAAGTGATTTAAACTCGGTTCTATTCAAATTTCAAGTAATGGACGATGGGGTAGCAGTTGATTTAACAGGGTCTACAGTACGTTTAACCGTACAAAAACCTTCTGGTTTAACTGTATTTCAGGATTGCGAAGTAACTGAGCCTTTAGTGGGTGTTTGTCAGGTTCTTTTATCGAATCAAGCTTATTTAGAAATCGGAAATTATGTAGGCGAATTGGTTATAACAAATTTAGATATTACAGCCGTTACTCGTTCTTTTGTTTACACTTCTTTAGACGCAATTCTGGACGATGAAACACTTGAAAGTTCAAACGAATGGCAAGCTATGCACGACATTTTAAATAACGCGGACAAAAAGCCGATTCTAGGCGCAGGTAGCCCTAATTTAGTGGTTACGCCCGAGTACATAGGGCAAAGTTACTTAGATACAACGGGAATGATTATGTATTACGCTTCGACTTTATTGAATGATAGTTGGCGGTCATTCGGAACAGGTGGAGGCGGTGGAGAAACAGGCGGTTCAGTCTTATGGGCTGACGTTTTGGACAAACCAACGTCATTTCCTCCGAGCGCTCATACTCATTTATGGGCTGAAATCTCTGACAGACCTACTACGATGACACCTACAGCCCACACACATTTATGGGCTGATATTACGGATAAACCTGTTACTTTTGCGCCAAGCGCTCATACGCACGATGAATACTTAACGGCTTCTCAGGCGAATGGACTATATCAAGCGATTGGGTCCGTACCTGCACATACACATATTTGGGCTGACATTGTAGATAAACCGACAACTTTTTTACCTCCTATTATGTCAGGCGCAGGTGTCGGGGGCGCGAGGGTCGGTAACGGTCTAAGAATGGTCGGAGAATATCTGACAATTAGAGACGGACTTGGAATTAAGGCGAATACCACAACTAGCACGCTAGATATTGATAAAGTGGCTACAGACGCATGGTATGTCCGAAATGCAAGTGGACAAAGCTTGATTCTCTGGAAAGGTACACAAGCAGAATTTGACGCAATCGTAACCAAAGACCCGAATACAGTCTATTTCGTTACTTGATGGAGGTTAGAGGATGACTACAGGCGTATTACCTTGGGGTACTTTAAGAGCAAAAATTTTATTGAATACAGGCTTTTTTGAAACAAGTTCGGCTATAGAAAACAACCAAATGTATGTAACAGCAGGCAATTGGGATGACGCAGGGCTTTCCGTAGGTATGCTCCAATATAATTACGGGATTGCTGACCGAGCGAGCGAGTTATTAGGGCATTTATTAACCAATTACGAAACAGTTGTAAGAAATGTTTTTGGGGCAGAAACAGCCAAATTCGAGGAATTTAAAACCGTTAACTTGACTTATACGAGAGCAAATAAAGTTGCGTGGGCTGATAGTATTTCTAATTGGCAATTTGACGTAAACGGAAACAAAATAAAGACGGGCGATTCAGGACATAAATTAATTGCGCCTTGGGCTGACATTCTCGGAAGATTAATGCAAACGCCTGAAAGTAAAGCAAAATATTATGAAATGTTTGACGCTTACTATTTACCTTTGCCTTTAGATTTGTTCAAACAGCTAAATTGCTTTTCAAGAGCCTCTTTAGCGTCTTTAGTGGATTTAAGCACGAATAGAGGACGATATTATTCCGTTGCTACGTTGATTCGAGACTTTGAAATAATAGACGCAGATACAACTTTAGACGATTTCGCTAAAGAAACAGCTAAAATCCAAAAGATAAATGATAGAGGTAATGATTCTACAAACGGAATCACAGGCACAACTTGGGTCGAAAGACGTAATTGCATGAGGAACCAAGGTGGTACTTATTTCGGGACTGTATACGACCCCGAGGTACAATTTGACATAAACCAAGAGCCTGCAATACCTGAAAAGCAAAAAGGTTTCGGGAATGACGTAAAACTTGGAGAAATAGCAACAACAGGGCTTTATCTAGGGACAACTCCCTTAAAAAGCATTTATCTTGGGGCTACATTAATTGGAAATGCTGAAATCGCCCCTTATACAACAAGTAAAGTGCCTGATACTCAATTTCGGACGAATCCGAACAGCTATGTAGGCTTTGAAAGTGGCGCTCAAACAATAGCAAAAGGGGAAAAAGTTTGGGTAGACGTACAAAATTGGGTAGCCTGCAAAATTTATTATACGACAGACGGAACGACACCGACTGTCAATTCGCCTTTGTACTATGATGGAGTTGTTTTTAATACAGCAGGAACAATTACTTTAAAATGTTTGGCTGTTTCGCTTTCAGGCGTAGCCGAAGCAGTAAAGACTTGTACAGTGACAGTTGTTAACGTGCCTCTTACGACTGTTAGCCCGACAACAATCATACAAAATACAATTCCTTTCACCGTTACTTTAACTACAGACGAAGTAGGCGCAACTATCAAGTATAAACTCGGTACAAGCGCAACCGAATACACCTATTCAGGTCCATTTACAGTAAATCAAAACAGTGCAGGCGTAGCTTCAACTCAAATCAAAGTTACTTATTGGGCTATCGGTGCGACAGGGACCGAAACAGCCAAAACAATTACTTATGATACAGCAGGCGCGACACCTGCTTCGCCTGTAGTGACAGCTACAGCAGGAGCAAACCAAGTAGCATTAGATTGGGCAGATACAGCGAATACTACAAGCTATACTGTTTATCGTTCGACTACAGCAGGAACACTAGGAACGGCAATTGCTCAATATATTACGCCAAGCAACTATACAGATACCACAGCCGTTAACGGTACGACTTATTATTATACGGTTCAAGCAGGCAACTATGGAAAAGCTACTAATTCGGCTCAGGTTAGCGCAACTCCTACAGGCACAGCGCCTACAGGATGGCGTTACGTCCGTTATGTAGGTTATGGCGACCAAACAGGCGTAACTTCTCGTTTAGTTGAATTACAGGCGTTAGAAGGGGCTACAAATCGCCTTTTAAATAAACTGCCAAATGCAGGGTACGCTACTCCAAATGGCGGTACTATCGCGGTAGCTACAGACGGAGCAAAAGTTCATTCTGCAGGCTATCCGTTATGGTGGACAGCCGAAGGAGTTCCGACTTTAGTTTATGATATGGGCGCTACTTATCCAATTGGAACAATTAATGTAACGGGATATTCGCCTGTAGCTGACCCAAGAACTACACAATTTATAATTAGTGTTTCTAAAGATAATGTCGCTTGGACCCAAGTTGCTGATTATACAGCCAACGCAACAAATCAACCAGAAGCAGGATTCAACTTTACTGTACCTGCAGGATAGGAGCGAACTATATGAAAGAACGTCCAGAAGTCAAGCTTTTACCTTTTACAGTCAAGGAAGTACAAGAAAAAGCGAGCGAAATTCCTTACGGTGTAAATATGTTGAAAGCCCCTGAGATTTGGGAAAAAGGCGAAAAAGGGAAAGGGGTTGTGGTCTGTATCTTAGATACAGGAATCGACACCACTCACCCCGACTTAAAAGACCGAATCATAGGAGGTCGTAACTTTACAGGCGAAGGTAGACCTGACGATTTCACAGATAAAAATGGTCATGGGACCCATGTAGCAGGAACAATCGCAGGAAGCGAAAACGGTTCGGGCGTTGTTGGAGTTGCACCAGAAGCAAGTTTATTAATTTGCAAAGTATTAGGGGCGAATGGAAGTGGCTCTTACAAAGGAATTACGGACGCAATTAAGTGGGCTACGAAATGGCGTGGTCCTAATGGTGAACGCGTGCGCGTAATGAATATGTCGCTAGGGGGTCCTTACAATGACAGGCAACAACATCGTGCTATTTTGGAAGCTTGCGCGGAGGGTATACTTGTGGTTGTCGCCTCTGGAAATGAAGGAGACGCAAACGAGGAAACGCTCGAATACGGCTATCCTGCTCTTATTGGGGAGTGCGTTACTATTAGCGCTTGTGATGAAAACAAGAAACTCGCCTATTTCTCTAATAACTCACGCCAAGTCGATTTTATCTCGGCAGGAGTTGATGTCTTATCGACCTATCCGACAGGTCAATACGCTGTACTCTCGGGTACGAGCATGGCGACCCCTCATGTGACAGGGGCAATCGCCTTAATTATTAATATGGGTGAGAAGTATTTCGGGCGAACTTTGACAGAATCCGAAGTCTACGCCTTAGTCGCAAAAACGAGTTGTAGTTTAGGTTTTAAACCGACAAGTGAAGGTCATGGAGCAATAGATTTAACCTCATTGTATAAACTTTGTAATCCAGAGTGAGAATATAGGGAGATGGACCCATTGTGTCATCTCCTTTCGTTATCCCCAAGGGTTTTGCCATCCTTGGGTTTTCCTTTTTTCTGGAAGTGTACAAATCGGTGTACAAGTAAACAACGGGACTAATCCTGTCCAGTAGCCCACAAATAGGGCTTTTTTTATGTCCTGAAAGGAGGTGAGAAATCCAATGCGGATTGAAATTAGAAGTGATTCAGTTATCCTTGACGGCTATGTAAATGTTTGCGCTAGAGATTCGCGCGAATTGTCAAGCCCCCAAGGTCCTTTTATTGAACAAATCGAACCTAAGACTTTTGAACGGGCTTTGCAAAAAACTGATTCAGTCGATTTGCTCTTTAACCATAATCCTAACCGTAAATTGGGTTCTACCAAAACAGGCGAACTTTCATTACATGAAGATAATATCGGGCTTCGCGCGCTTGCGACAGTATACGACAAAGAAGTTATGGAAAAAGCTGAAAAGGGCGAATTGCGCGGTTGGTCTTTTAGTTTTTCGGCTTTACAAGACTTCTGGGAAAAGCGCTCTGACGGCAAGAACAAACGAACCGTTAAAGAGATTGAGTTGTATGAGGTGAGTATCTTAGATATTCAACCTGCATATTTCGCAACTTCGATTGAGAAGCGTGGCGAAGACGGCAATACGCTAACCGAAACCAGAACCGAGGACTTTGAGGCGAAAGTCGAAGATAATTCGACTAAAACAGAGGATAAGACCGAAAAACTCGAAGAAACTAAGCAACAGGAAGAAAATAGGAGCAATCCTGATTCTCATTACTTTGAAAACCTAGAAAAAGAGTTAATTTTATTGCAACTTAAAGGAGGCAATTCCGATAAATGAAAACGCTTAAAGCTATTGAAAAACGCTCTATGCCTAGTCTTTTAGAGCAAAGAAACAACTTAATTACAGAAGCAGAAACTTTAGTTAGCACAGTTAAGACCGAAACACGCTCGATGAAAGAAGAAGAATCTTCTCGATTCGACCAAATTCAAAGCGAAATCAAGCAAATCGACAAAACGATTCAAGCTGAAACCGTTGCTCAACAAATGGCTTCTCAAAAAACTCAGGCGAAAGCACCAGAGCAAGAAGAACAACGTGCTTTAGCAGTAGACAAGTTTGTTAAGTACATTAAAGGTGATACTCGCGCGCTTGATGTTGCGAATAACGGAGCAATTATCCCTACTGAAATTGCGAACGATATTATCACTCGCGTAAAAGAACTTAGCCCGATTTACCAACGCGCAACTGTATTTAATGTAGGTGGCGACCTTGTTTTTCCTGCTTTCGATACGAATTCAATCGTTACAGCTTATGTTGCTGACCTTCAAGAACTTACAGCCCAAAACGGCAACTTTACAAGCCGTAAACTTCAAAACTTTATCGCAGGCTCTTTAGTAACTCTATCACGTTCTTTACTAAATCGCTCTGATTTTGCCTTAGCCCAATTCGTAACGAATCAAATGGCTCAGTCGATTTCAAATTTCATTGAGCGCGAATTGCTTATCGGTGCAGGCGTAACTTCTGCGACAGGTATCTTCTCAGACGCGAACGTTACGACTGTAACGCCTGCAGGAGCAACCTTTACAGCCGATGATTTAATTTCACAACAGCTTTCTATTCCTCAACAGTTCCAAAACGCGTGTGCGTGGATAATGAATAAAGCAACTTTCGCAGGTTTCCGTAAATTAAAGGACGCAAATGGCAACTATCTTTTAAACCGAGATATTACAGGTCCATTTGGTTGGGAAATTTTGGGAAAACCAGTATTTATCTCTGAAAACGCTCCTACTAATGCGGTTGCATACGGTGACTATTCAGGGCTTTATGTTAAACTCGCCCAAGGAATCGAGATTCAACTTTTAACAGAATTGTTCGCAACTCAACACGCCCTTGGCGTGGTAGGTTACGTAGAACTGGATAGCCGTATCATCGAAGACCAAAAAATCTCCGTTATGGAAACTGCAGGAGTTTAATTCGGCTAAAACAGGCGAATTAGGCAAAAATAAAAAATATGTCATCGAAAGGAGGGGAAAAACTATGGCTTTAGTAAAAGCAAGAATGTCTTTTTATCACGATAAAGTAGGTACTCGCGCGCTAGACGAAATGTTTGAAGTTAAAAACGAACAACTGGCAGGCGAATTAGAACAAGCAGGTTATGTACAAAAAGTTGAAGGACAGGCGTTGCAAGCTTTTGAGCAAACGAAGACCCTTGAACAAGAAGTAGGCAAAAGGAACGCTTTAACAAACGAAGCTGTTTCTATGGCTAATCACGAACATAACCAAAAGACTTTAAAAGACCAAGAAAACTTCGCCCAAGTTCGCCAACAGTCTTCGCATTTTGCGGTGGAGCAAGAAATCACTCGCTTACAGCAAGCAGGCGACACTTTAAAGGCTCAACAGCTACAACAGACTTTAGACCAAGCTAAACAGCAACAACAGCAACAACAGCAAGGTCAACAGTCTCAGGCGAATCGTCAAGCGCAACAGGCTTCCCAAGCTATGAACGCTATGAATCAGGCGCAAACAGAAGGAAATACAGAAGTCGCGCAAGCTGAACAAGCAGGCGTAAACTCTGCTTCTGAAAAACCCGCAACTGCAAAAAAGGCGAATAAATAATGCGAATCAGTAAAATTACGATTGAAGAAATAAAAAATTACTTACACGTTTACCACGCGGAAGACGACAAGCTAATTGAGGCGATTCTAGTAGCGTCCAAGGCTTTTGTAAAGAATTATACAGGTCTACCTTCCGAACAATTAGATATAAGCGAGGATTTAAGTATGGCGGTCTTTATACTTTCGGCTGAGTTATACGATAATCGCGTCTATACAGTGGAAAACACAAGCGTTAACCCTGCAATCCAAGCCATATTAAATATGCACTCAGTAAATCTTTTGTAGGTGATGAAATGGCAAGAATCAATTCAGGCAAATATCGCCACGTTGTTACCTTCCAAAGATTGAGGGACGCGCAGAATTCTTATGGCGAAACCTCAAAAAATGAGAATGATAATTGGGAAGACGCTTTCACCGCGAGGGTTGGCGTCTTTCCTATATCTGGAAGGGAAGCACTTGGCTTAGACGCTGATATTAAATTAGGCGAAATAACCCATCGTGTCGTTCTACGGTACACAAAAGGCGTCGAATCTAATATGCGAATCAAATTCGGCACTCGAATATTCGACATAATTTCTCCACCTGTCAACAATTACGAGCGAAATGATGAATTGCTATTATTCTGCAAAGAACGTAATCCAACGGCTACGGGAGTGAATATTTATGGCTGAGGTTCGTGGAGCGAGTAGTTTAAATATTCGTGTAGATGGTTTAGAAGAACTGCAAAGACAATTCAACCGAATCGGCAAAATGCCTAAAAAATACTTAACCAAATCGGCTAAAGCAGGAATGGCTGACCCTGAACGCCAAGCGAAAGCAGACGCGCCAAAAGGAAAAACAGGCAATCTTAAAAAGTCGATTAAAAAGAAAATGGAAACCCCAAACAAGCGAAATAAGGCGGTTTATCGCCTGAGATACAATCCTACAATGACCCCTTTATTTTTAAAGCCGAGTTCTGGCGCTTATGGAGGTAAACCTCCTGTAGCTTATTATCCTGCTTCGGTCGAATATGGATTTAAAACTAAAGGCGGTAAGGTCGCAGGTCAATTTAATATGGCTAATGCGATTAGGCAACATCAAGAAGGTTCACTTAAAAAAATAGTGACTAGCCTAAATCAATCTATTGACGACTTAATACGGGGTGGGTAACTAGATGGATTTTGAACAAGCTATGGTTTATGAATTACAGGCGATAAATGGCTTATCAGGCAAAGTATTTCCTTCTGCACCAGAAGAAGGAACGGTCGCCCCTTATGTTGTTTATAGTTCGAGTGAAGGGGAGCCTATTATGACTTTAGGCGGTCCCACTGATATGACGGAATTATCATGCGAAATTCACGTTATAACTGAATCGTACGAACAATTGAAAAGTCTCACTAAGGCTGTACTCGACCGAATTAGAAGCTTTTTCCAACGAGTAATCGGGCAAAACGGTCCTTTAATTCGCAGTATAAGCCATGTTGAACCTATTGAGGACATAGACACCAATACGAATTATCACAAAAGTTCTTTTGATATAAGAGTTCGATACTAAGGAGGCGTTTTAAATGCCAATTGTGGCTATGGGTACAACCCTAAAAAAAGGGGACGTTCTTGTTGCAAATTTAACAAGCATTGATGGAGTTGGAGTTTCGAGCGATACGATAGAAACTACAAATTTATCAACTGAGGGAGGCTACCGTACTTTTGTGACTTCTCTAAAAGATGCGGGAGAAGTTTCAATTTCGGGGCATTTTGATTTCTTAGAGCATAATCCTTTGTTAGCTGATTTCGAGGACGGTTCTATTGATGTTTATACAATCGAATTCCCAGATACAGGCATAACGCATGGAACTCAATGGACATTTTCGGCTGTAGTATCTGCTTTTAGCACTTCGGCTGAATTGGAAGATTTAATTGGATTTGAAGCAACATTAAAAGTTTCAGGTCGTCCAACATTAATCGGACCTGCTTAAAAAGGGTGGAAATATGACAAACGTAGCGAAAACAACAAACGATAATAACAACGACCTTATTGTGGTGCATTTGGATAGACCCCGTTTTGTTAAATTCGGTCATAAAGCCCTAAAACAGCTTACGAAATTAACGGGTAAAAAACTCGAACAAATGGACGAGAACGATTTCGATTTAGCTGATTTAGAGGCTATTATGTGGTGCGGTTTACAGGCTGACGCGCGTGAACATGGCGAAGATTTAAAGCTTGAACAGATGGAAGATTTGCTTGATAGCGCTAGTTCTTTTGGTGATATTATGGAAGTTATGCACAAAGGACTTGAACAAGCTTTTAAAAGGACCGAAAAGGAAAAAAACTAATAAAGGATAGTGGAACAAAGGGCGAATCTTCCGAACCTCCTGCATGGGATTGGGAGGTCGCCCTTAAATCTGCTATCCTTATTGGTCTTTCGATAGAACAATTCAATGAAATGACCCCTTACGAATTCGCGCTTTATTGTGAAGCTTATTCCGAAAATAAAGAGGCTGATATGAAAGAAAGGCTTACTTTAGTTTGGCTCGGGGAATATTACCATAGGACGAAGAAATTGCCGAATCTTAATAAGGAATTGAAAAAGATTTCAGGCGAATCTCAAAAAGTTATGTCTAACGACGAAATGCTAGAAATGGTTAAACGCCTTAATCAACAGTTTGGCGGTAAAGTCATTAAGGGCGGTGAGTAAATGGCAGGAACATTACGGAACTTATTGGTCCGAGTTGGAGCCGATGTTTCGGGTTTACGTGCAGGTTTAAATGGCGCACAAAAACAAGTAAAGTCATTTGGTGAAAGCGTTGCAGGTTCCTTAAAAGGAATCAACGGCAAAATTGCAGGTGCTATGGCAGGCTTATCGGGTGGATTCTTAGTAGCCTCTGCAACTCAGGACGCTATGCAATACGAGGCTTTAATGACCACTATAGGCGAAGCTTTAGGCGAAAGTATTAATTCGTTTAAAGAATGGCAAAACGAATCTGCTAATGCCATGGGATTCTCGCGGTTGCAAAGTGCGAAAACAGCTAGTTTATTATCTTTAAACTTTCGGACGATTGCTACTGGACAAGAAGATTTAACTCAAAAAACAATCAAAATGATGGAAGCTATGGCGATTATCTCGAATAAACGCGGTATGAATATGACAGAAGTTTCCGACCGAGTTCGTTCTGCTATGAATGGCGAAGCAGACGGAGCCGATGAATTGGGAATAAATGTCAGAGTTGCGTCCCTTCAAATGACTAAATCGTTTCAAGAAATGGCAAACGGTAAACCATGGGACCAACTTTCTGACAGCATGAGAAAAACGATTATTTATAATCATTTATTAACCGAAACAGCTAATAACTTAGGGTCGGAAATGCAAAATAATACAGCTATGCGAATGGCTGAATTTACAGCGTCCTTAGCTGATTTAAAATTAGCTTTAGGTCAGGCATTTTTACCTATTTTATATAACGTTTTACCTTACTTAACAATGATGTCACAAGCTTTATACAGGGTTATGACATATGTTACAGCCTTTATGAAAGCTTTGTTTGGCGGTTTCAAATTCAAAGCGCCTGTAAAAAAAGGTGATGTAGCAAATACACAGGCTCAGGCGAGTGCTTTGGGTGATGTAGGGAAAGAAGCCGAAAAAGCAGGAAAGAAATCGGCTAAAGCAGGAAAGAAAGCGAAAGAAGCTTGGACGGGTACATTCGGCTTTGATGAAGTCAATACGATTGATGACCCAAAGGATGACGCAGGCGCAGGAGCAGGAGGGGGCGCAGGAGGGGGCGCAGGTGGCTTAGGCGGTATGCCAGAGATGGAAATGCCTAAAGACCCATTTAAGCCCTTTGTAGAAGGTATAGACGAGTTGGTTGAAAAAATGAAAAAGTACACCGAACCAATTCGGGCGTTTTTCGGTATGATTTGGAAAGCCGTATCTGAATTTGCTAAAGAGGAATTTGCAAAAGTTTCTCAATGGTGGAATGAAAACGGAGCGAAAATTATTCAAGGAGCGAAAAATGCTTGGGGTTTAATCGGTCCTATTATAATGGCGGTTCTAACATTTGTTTGGGATTCCATTAAAATGATTATAGACGGTATCATTACAACGTTCATGGGAATTATAGATTTCTTTACAGGCGTTTTTACAGGCGATTGGGCTATGGCTTGGGAAGGATTGAAAGAGATTTTCTTCGGAGTTCTCGAAGCGTTAATGGGCTTTTGGAATATTAGTTTTGTTGGAGGAATCAAAAAAATCCTTTTCAATTTCTTAGAGGCAGGAATTAAAAGGATTATTACTTTTGCTGACGATTTCGCCATGTTCTTTAAAGGTGGCACGCTTAAAGTTACGGAATTCTTTAAAGCTATGGGTGACGCAATAAAGACGAGAATCCATGACGCTAAAGAATTTATAGCAGGTCGAGTGGTATTAATCGAAACGTCTTTTAGGAATTTATGGCTCGGTATAGAAAAAGGCGTAAAGAATTCGGTCGAAGCTTTAAAAGCTGTTTGGGGTGGTGTAAAGGATTGGTTCATGCGAACGCTTATTAATCCTTTAATAGCCGAATTCGATAATATATCTAAAGCTTTCTCGAAAGGACCAGTTGAAGGGATTAAATATCTTATTAACAAACTAATTGACGGCTTTAATAACGCCCTTAATGTTTTTAATAATTTGAAAAATAATACGCCTTTTGGTGATAAAATACCTAACTTACGAATTCCTCATTTGGCGAGGGGTGGGATTACGAACGGTCCGACTTTAGCCATGGTTGGAGATAATTTGGGAGGTCGTGAAGTCATTTCGCCTTTAGACCGTTTACAGAGTATGTTAACAAACTCGGTCGTTCAAGCTATGCAATTAGGCGGTGGCAATCGAGATTCAGGCGATATAATTTTAAATATTGATGGTCGCACGTTTGCGCGCATTGTTAAGCCGTTTTTACAGAAAGAAGACAACCGCGTAGGTGGAGATATAAGAATTCGGACGATTTAAGGGGTGGATTTATGGCTCTTATAACTATTGGAGGGGTTGCAATACCGACCCCTACCGAATTTCAAGTAGGTTATATGGATATTTCAAAAGCAGAAAGAAACGCGTCTGGAAGAATGATAATCGAGCGAATTGCCACGAAAAATAAATTATTCTTGACTTACGCCTTTATTACACGCGCGGACGCTACCAAGCTGTTAAATATTATCGCGCCAACTTCTTATTCAGTTACATATTTCGACCCACAGGATAATCAAATGAAGTCAGGCACTTTTTATTGTGGCGACAGACAACTAGGTTTCCTCGATTACTTTAATGGAGTTCCGAGATATAGAGACTTCGCCTTTAATCTTATTGAACTTTAGGGGTGAATAAATGGTACAGGTTAGCAACTTATTTAAACGAAATATTTATGCGACCGAAAGGACCTTAAATGCTAAGGTTTCGTTTGAAATCTTAGACGTAAAAGCCTATGATGACGCGACTATAACCGTTACAGGCGAAGCAGAAATAAGCAGGCTCGGACAATCAATAAACAAAATTCGTGATATGAGCCATAAATACGCAACTTTTGAGAAAGATTACTTTAAATTAGACGGGTCATTCTTTATTCCTCCTAGAGAAAATGAAAGTGATTCGGAACTTGGTTGGTGGAGCGAAACCCTATCAGGCGTCGATGGCACTTTTGCGGTCCGTCCTGCTATGACTTTCACTTTTACCGAGCCTCACAGTTCAATAGGGCTGACCTTCACATTTGACCGACAGGCGAATGAATATCCTACAGACTTTCGGATAGAGGCGTTTGGTCCTGCAGGCGAGGCTATTGTATCGGAATTCATTTCTGGGAATACGAACCCCGTTTACTACTTCCAAAGACCATTAGATAATTATACTCGCTTAGTTGTTACGATAGTAAAATGGGCAAAACCGAGCAGACGAGCGAGGATAACCGAAGTCGATTTCGGAGTAGTTCAAGAATATACAGGCGATAAACTTATTTCGCTTAAAGTGCTTGAAGAAATGGATTTATTGGCTTCTACCGTTCCGAGTAATGAAATGCAATTCGTCTTAGATAACAGCGACCAATATTTTAATATTTTAAATCCTAATGGGGTCTATCGTTTTATTGTTCCGAATCAAGAAATGTCGGCTCAAATCGGCATAAAAATAGGCGATAATAAATTCGAGTGGATTTCGATGGGTAAGTATTATTTGTCAGAATGGACGGTCGAAGAAGGGGCTATGACCTCTACTTTTGTAGGTCGGGACGTATTCACAAAGATGGAACTAGCTGAGTATACAGGGCTTTTGCAGAACACAAATTTGTACGATTTGGCTGTAGATGTTCTAACTGAGGCGAATGTCGAACGTTATGAATTAGACGAATCCTTAAAAGAAGTTCCGACAGCAGGGTTTAAAACTAAAATCAAAGTGCGAGAAGCCTTGCAGATGATAGCGATAGCAGGAAAAAGCGCAGTAAGACAAGGACGAGATGGCTCAATTATAATTGAGAATTACGAAGAATTAACTTACGAAATTGGTTACGTCACTTGGACAGGTTCAATTGCTACAGCGACAGGCGAATTTGCGAGCGTTGGTACAGTTGCACAAGTTTATATAGATTACGAATTCCAACAAATTGACTTTGAAAACGCTTATGAAATTCCTAAAATTACTTTAGGTCAAAATGTAAGGACTTTAGTTTTTAAAGTCGCTCCAACTGTGGGCGAAATTTTTGACGTTCAAGTTATAAACTCAAATGTCAAAGAAGGAATTGGATATGAAATTAACAATCCATTAATTAATACCGAGGCTCAGGCTTTGGAAGTAGCAGGATGGATGTTTGAATACTACAATTTAATCGCTGATTATCAGGCGAATTGGCGTCAAAATCCTGCTTTAGAATGTGGGAATGTTATTCTGATTGAAGACCGATTTGGAAATAAGAAAAAAGCCCGAATCACAAAGAATGAATTTAATTTTACAGGCTATTTAAGTGGCATGACTGACGCGAAAGGTGGTGTCTAAATGGCGACTGATAAAGAAATAATTGATTCGCTTAAATTAGATTGGTTGCCCTCAGACTATTACAACGCGGAGGACTTAAATAGAGTAGAACAGGCTACGCTAGTAGTCAAGGAAAGAGTAATCACTTTCAGGGGTCAACTTATTCAAATCGACAGTCCTAAAACAGATAGGACCGAAAAGACTATCGAATTCGCGGATAGCCTGAATCGTATTGAGACGAACCTGTTACGCCTGAAATTGACTTTTCCAGAGACTTATGTGTTTAACCCTTCTAAAACAGATTGGACGCATGATACGCCCTTTAGCTTCGCTGACGCTAGGCGGTTCGAGCAAGACCTTTATGATATGTGGTACACAATCGAAAATAACATTTCAAATATCCCGTATGCAGGACAATTATATGCAGGCGAGTTAGGAGTGGTTTTTTAATGGCTTATACACCTACCAGTTGGGAAAACCGAGAAGTAGAAAGACCAAGAACGTATATAATGACCGAAAACGCGGACGGAACAGTTACTTTAACACCATCCGAAGGAACGATTTTTTCTGCAGGAACGCCTTTGGACGCCTCCAACTTAAACAAGATGGAAGCACAAATTCAGGCGAATGA